GACAGAACAGGACATGTTAGTGACTTTGAAATTGTCACTATTGATGTTGTCGCACAACCCAGTGCACCCAACGCATATCCAACTGCGATATACGAGGGACTCATGAACATGAAACACGGTCATAAACTGATCGAGATGGCTCGTGAAGTGGGCGAAGGCGACAGAGTACAGAGATACCTAGCTCAGGAAGTTAAACGCCTGATACGGGATCTCAAAATCTAAGGAGAAACCAAGCATGTTTGACGCAATAAAACCCCTGCTTGATAGCAATCTGATCACCGAAGAAATGGGAAAAGAGATCAATGAAGCCTGGGATGCCAAGCTGAATGAAACTCGTGAACAGGTTCGTGCAGAGCTCCGTGAGGAATTTGCACAACGCTATGAGCATGATAAAACTGTGATGGTTGAAGCCCTAGATCGTATGGTAACTGAAGGTCTTGAAACAGAGATCAAAGCTGTTGCTGAAGAAAAAGCAGCATTAGCTGAAGATCGCGTTAAGTTCCAAGCCAAGATGAAGGAAAGTGCTGGTAAGTTTAATTCTTTCATCATGCAAAAATTGGCAGAAGAAATTGGCGAACTGCGTAAGGATCGCAAGACACACAGCGAAGGTATGCAAAAGCTGGAAAACTTTGTTGTGCACGCTCTTGCTCATGAGATCAATGAGTTTGCTCAGGACAAGCGTGATGTGGTGGAAACCAAAGTCCGCCTAGTCCGTGAAGCACGTGGCAAACTAGAAAGTCTCAAAGCCCGTTTTGTGAAAGAAAGTGCACGTAAACTGGGTGAATCAGTGGCCAAGCATCTAAGGGATGAACTGACTCAATTGCAAGAAGATATCAAGATTGCTCGCGAGAACAATTTTGGTCGTCGTATTTTCGAAGCCTATGCTGCTGAATTTGGTGCAACTCATCTCAATGAGAAAGCCGAAGTGCGTAAGCTACGAGATCTAATTGCTGACAAGGACAAGAAATTGGCCGAGGCAATTGAACTCAGCGAGAAAGCAAAAGTTCTCGTTGAACACAAGAATCGTGAACTGCGTGTAGTGCAGGAAAGTCGTGAACGTGATTCAACTATGACTGAACTGCTGGCACCTCTTAACAAAGAGAAAGCCGAAATTATGCGTAATTTACTTGAAAGCGTTCAAACAAATCGTTTGAAGTCTGCTTTTGAAAAGTATCTACCGGCCGTGATGGAAGACCGTTCTGCGAAAGCTAACAAGGTGATCGTGGAAACCAAAACCGAACATACCGGTGATAAACAAACTGCTAAGACTGAGCCTGTGGCCGACGACCAAATCGTTGACTTCCGACGTCTGGCAGGGCTGAAATAACTAAGGAGAGACATATAATGTCACAAGAACTACTTGAAGGTCGTTGGGATGAAACCAAAGAGGCCCTGTTAGAAGGTCTTAATGGTTCCCGCCGTAATAGCATGAAGGTGATCCTTGAGAACACCCGTCGCTATTTGAAAGAAAATGCAAGCAGCGGTTCAACCGCTTCTGGCAACGTGGCCACACTTAACCGTGTGATTCTGCCAGTGATTCGTCGTGTTATGCCCACTGTTATCGCTAACGAACTCGTTGGCGTGCAGCCCATGACCGGCCCCGTGGGTCAAATTCACACCCTGCGTGTGCGTTATGCCCAGTCACTGACTGATAGTTCAGCTGCTGCTACTAGCGTTACCGCTGGCCAAGAAGCACTGAGCCCATTCACTATCGCAACAGCTTACTCAACTGTGCCCCAGAACACTGCTACTGCCTCGGCTTATACCGGTGGTAACACAGCTACTATGGAAGGTAACGGCGGTAAGCAAATCAGCGTTCAGATCCTGAAGCAAGCAGTTGAAGCAAAAACACGTAAACTGCAAGCTCGTTGGACGTTTGAAGCTGCTCAAGATGCACAAGCAATGCACGGTATCGACGTTGAAGCTGAAATCATGGCCGCACTGGCTCAAGAGATTACAGCTGAGATTGACCAAGAGATCCTGCTGAGCCTGCGTACTCTGGCTGCTACTGAGTTCACATATAACCAAGCTACCGTTTCTGGTACTGCTACATACGTTGGTGATGAGCACGCCGCACTGGCTGTTCTGATCAACCGTGTTGCTAACCTGATCGCCCAACGTACACGTCGTGGCGCTGGTAACT